AACTAAAAAGAGGGAAGAAAATTAAATGGAAGAATTAGTACAATCATTAAAAGTAGTTTTAGCAAATCATTACGCATTTTATTTGAAGGCACATTACTACCATTGGAACGTAACTGGTTCTAACTTTCCTCAATATCATAAATTTTTAAAAGACATATATGAAGAAGTCTTTGATGATGTTGATACTATTGCCGAACAGATTCGAACACTTGATTCATACGCACCAGGAAGTTTTAATCGATTCATTCAGCTATCACAGATTCAAGGTGACGAAACTGTACCACCAGCAGAAGTGATGATGCAAAGACTATTGGATGACATTCAAGTTATGAACTCCAGTATTATGAGAGTATATGAACTTGCAGAACAAGAACGTTGCCACAACATAAGTAACTTTATGGCAGAGCGTCAAGATGCATTTAACAAACATGCATGGATGCTCAAGTCAACGTTAAAGGCTTGACAAACGTTAATAGGTATGAGATAATAACATCTCAAAACAAATTAGGAGATTCTATGAAATCCATTAAGGCATTGACAGCAGTAGCATTAACTACTCTCTCCCTAGTTGCCGTTGCGGCAGACAAACCAGCAGAAAAGAAGCCTGCTGAAAAACCTGCACCAACAGCACCAGCACCTGCACCTTCAGCAGACTCTAAAGAGAAACCACGTCCAAAAGTGATTACTCCAAAAGAGAAAGCCGAAAGAGCAGAGGCTAAAAAAGCAGAAGCTAATAAGGCTGAAGCTAAACCAGAAGCTAAGAAATAATTCTTAGTAAATTTTTTATCATTATTTGATGAGGTATATAAAATGGCATTTGTAAATTCTAGCAAAACACAGACAGAACTCTTGGTATCCTACTTGCGTGGTACTGGTCGTGGAATCTCCGCACCTCAAGCAAGGTCTTTGTTTGGCGTTAAAAACCTTCGTGCCCGTATGAGCGACTTGCGCCAATGCGGCTACAAGGTTCGTACAGCAACGAACACAGAAGGCAACACAACATATTTTGTTTCACGCAGAATGGTTGGACAGGCTTAAGCCTTATAAATAAACGTATCTCAGGGATGGGAACGTAAACGGCTCTTCTACCTTAGGAGCGTCTGGCTGGTACAACGATATGGTACCCCTGTATTCAGTAAGCAGGACTAATGATACGCCTTCGGGGTATCGAATTTTTTAAAACTCGCTTAATAGGAGAAAACTATGTTACACAACATCAATTCAGCCATTGATTCATTTCAAGGCGCAAAAAAGCAATTCGTCAAAACATTCGTCAAGAATGAAGAACTTGCAAAACCCCTCAATACATTTGTTGATGCACAAACATCTTACGCAAAAGCAGTAGCAGAAGAAGCCAATAAGTTTTTCACGACTCTTGGTATGTCTGCATATACTTTTGATGCTAAGAAAGCATTTTCAACATCTAAGTAAGAGGAGTTACAACATGGCACACACACCACTACCCGCAGTCTTTGGCGGTGCAGGATTCAAAGACTTTGATAAATTCTTTGTTGGTTTCGATGAACAATTCAATCGACTAGCAAAGATACATGATGATGTAACTAAAAACATTCCTAACTATCCACCTTACAACATTCGCAAGACTGGTGACAATACTTACGTCATTGAAATTGCTGTTGCTGGTTTCGGAAAACAAGAAATCGATATCACACTAGAAGACAATAAACTTATTGTTTCTGGTAATACAAAAGACGATAACGATAATTTCTTGTTCAAGGGAATTGCTAATCGTGCATTCACTCGCACATTCGCATTAGATGACCAAATCGAAATTCAAGATGCCGCTTTGATTAATGGCATGTTGAAGATTGCTTTGGAGAGAATCATTCCAGAACATAAGAAGCCTAAGAAGATTGAAGTTAAAGACACAGTTGATACTGAGCCTAAGACTAAAAAATCATCTAAGCAGTTCTTAACTGAGGATGACTCATTATGAAATCTGTAAAACAATTCTTCTTAGCATTACTTGAAGGAATTCAAGATGCAAAACAGTATAAAGCAAAAGGCTTTGCTGAATACTATCTTTCAAAAGCTGTAGACCACCATGATTTGGAACGCAGACAGAAAGAATTAGTCCAAAGAGGTATGCTATGATTGCATCATTGCTTATGCTTCTAAAATGGAAACGAGAAGGATGGGAGGTACACCCATGACAAATTGGTGGCCTGTGACAGATGAAGAATGGGAACGTCTAAACTTCCCAGAGCGTTTTAAATAACACCATGGGGGCGCAATGCCCCCATTTTATTATAGGATATAAAATGGCAAACTTGAGAATTTTAAAATTGGCAACAGGTGAAGAACTTGTCGGTGATATTGTAGAAGAAACTCCAGAAAAATATCGTGTAGAGAACCCATGTGTTCTTGGTATTGCAATGGGACCAAATGGCAAAGCAAGCCTTCAAATGCAACCCCTCTTAATTTTTTCCGAACAAAAAGTCGTAGAATTTAATTATAACCACGTAATTTACAACGTATCAGTTGCACAAGAGATAAAAAACAAGTATAATGAAATTTATGGATCAGGAATTGTTCTACCAAAGACTCAAGGCATTATTACTTAATGAAATTTTATACGCATTTCTCTAAACTCGGAAATCAAATTCTTGTTCGTGGCTACAACAACGGCAAGAGATTCGGCGATAAGGTTGAATACAATCCAACATTGTATTTGCCTGCTGGCACAAAAGATTCTGAGTATCGAACACTAGATGGTCAAGCAGTTGCGCCTGTGTCTCAAGGAACAATGCGTGATGCTATGGATTTTATGAAGCGTTATGAAGACGTTGACAACTTTAAAGTCTATGGCTCAACAAACTTTCCGTACGTTTATATCAATGAAGCGTATCCAGGCAAAGTAGATTACGATCCATCTCAAATCAAAATTGCTAACATCGATATCGAGGTTGGCTCTGAGAATGGCTTCCCTGAACCTGCGTCTGCAAGCGAACCAATTACCGCAATCACATTTAAAATTGCAGGACACTTCTACGTGTTTGGTTGTGGCGACTTCAATAACTATCGTGATGATGTGACATACATGAAGTGCCGTGATGAAAATAATCTCATCATGCGATTCCTTGACATGTGGGAAGAAACATCTCCAGACATTGTGACTGGTTGGAACATTCAGTTCTTTGATATTCCATATCTGAACAATCGTATCACAAGACTCATGGGCGAGAATACTGCAAGACGTTTATCTCCATGGCGTAGAATTGGTGAACGTACAACTACGATTCACAACAAACAACAAACAGCATTCGACTTGGTTGGCATTGCTATTCTTGATTACATTGAATTGTACAAGAAGTTTACTTACTCACAGCAAGAAAGTTTCAGCCTTAATCACATTGCGTTCCTCGAACTCGGTGAGAAGAAACTCGACTACTCTGAAGTTGAGAACTTGCATCAGTTGTACCGAACAAACTTTCAAAAGTTTATTGAGTATAACATCCATGACGTTGAACTTGTGGATCGTATTGATGCAAAGATGCAATTGATTGACATGGCGCTTGCACTCGCATATGACGCTAAAGTTAATTACACCGATGTGTTCACGCAAGTACGTATGTGGGACACTTTGATTCATAACGAATTGATTGAACAGAACATTGTTGTTCCACAGAATGTTCGCACACCAAAAGACGAACAGTATGCTGGCGCATATGTTAAAGACCCAATCGTTGGTATGCACGAATGGGTTGTGTCGTTTGACTTGAACTCATTGTATCCACACTTGATTATGCAGTACAATGTTTCACCTGAAACAATTGTTGAAGGTCGCCACACAAGTATCTCTATTGATAATTTGCTGAACAGCGAGTATCAAGCACAGGGAGAATATTGCATGGCAGCCAATGGACACTATTTCAAGCGTGACAAGCAAGGCTTCTTGCCTGCTATGATGCAACGCATGTATGATGACAGGTCATTGTACAAAAAGAAAATGATTGAAGCACAAAAGGCATACGAAAAAGAAACAGACAAAGAACGTAAACGTGAAATAACAAATCAGATTTCAAAGTACAAGAATTTGCAGTTGGCAAAAAAAGTGCAATTGAACTCAGCTTATGGCGCACTTGGTAATCAATATTTTAGGTTCTTTGACATTCGGCAAGCAGAGGCAATCACTCTGTCTGGTCAATTGTCCATTCGATGGATTGAAATGAAGTTGAATGGTTACCTAAACAAGCTATTGAAAACTGAGGGTATTGATTATGTTATCGCATCTGACACGGACTCTGTATACGTTAATCTTGGTCCGCTGGTTACTATGGTCTACGGATCGAAGGGTGAAACGAAAGTTGAAACGATTGTTGATTTCGTCAACAAGGCGTGTACAGAAAAATTCGAACCATTCATCGACAAGTCTTACCAAGAACTAGCAGACTACATGAATGCATTTGACCAGAAGATGCAGATGAAGCGTGAGGTCATTGCAAACAAAGGCATTTGGACTGCAAAGAAGCGATACATTCTAAACGTGTACGACTCTGAAGGTGTTCGTTTTGCAGAACCAAAGTTGAAGATGATGGGCATTGAAGCTGTCAAGTCTTCCACACCAATGTCATGCCGTGAGAAAATTAAAGAGTCTCTGAAGATTGTGATGAATGGCAACGAGCAAGAGTTTCAATCTTTTGTGGAAGCATTCAAACAAGAATTCAAGTCATTGCCATTTGAAGATATTGCATTTCCTAGAGGCGTTAGCGAACTGTCTAAATATAAAAGCAGTTCGGAACTTTATACTAAAGGCACACCAATTCATGTGCGTGGTGCAATTGTTTTCAATTCATTGCTTGAAAAACACAAACTGACACGCAAGTATCAGTTGATTCAAGATGGCGACAAAACTAAATTCTGTTACATGAAAGTTCCAAATCCTGTTCACGAAAATGTATTTTCTATTTTGACTGTGTTGCCAAAAGAATTTAACCTTAATAAATTCATTGACTATGATTTGCAATTCGAAAAGGCATATCTTGAACCGTTAAAAACAATCGTAAACACAATCGGCTGGACGCCAGAACGTGTTTCATCATTGGAGAGTTTTTTCACATGACAACAAGAACAATACCGCAAGAATATCTTGCATTCAGACAACAAGATGATTTTGGCTTTAGTGCAATTGATGAATCGGAAGTCAATAGAAGTGTTGACCCAAACACTTTAGAAGAGACAATAATTGTACGTGAGACAATCACACAATCTTCAGAATCTTTACAAAGAGTTGAAGATAAACTAGATGAGATGCTTGCACTATACAATGATGGAAAACTTGGACTAGAAGCCGAACGTGATAAGATGGAAGCTGAAGTAAAAGCGAATCTTAAAACGTTAGAGCAATTAATTATGCCATTGTTAGTTAACTTGATGAAGAATCCAGAGAAAGAATATATCTACTGGCCTAATCGTACTGCAAAAATTCAAGAACAAATTGACAAGGTGCTTACTCTGACAAGAGGATAAAAAAGAAAGTTATATTATGAAAATTGGATTTCAATGTTCATCGTTTGACATGTTACATGCAGGTCACATAACGATGTTGAAACAAGAAAAAGAATTGTGCGACTATCTAAAGGTCGCACTTCAAGTTGACCCGACAATCGACAGACCGGGTATCAAAAACAAACCTGTGCAATCTGTATATGAACGTTACGTACAATTGCAAGCGGTAAAGTATATC